CGGGGCGGTGCCGGCGCTGCCGGAACCCGCGAGGTCGACGCGAGCCGTGATCGTGACGTGACGGCCCACGAACCAGCCCGCCATCGTGCCGTAACCGGCGCGGATGATCTCGCGCGGCACCGCCTCGCCATTCAGCGGGTTGATCTCGACGTTCTTCAGCAGCACGGCGTTGGCGACGCCGGTCGGCACGGGATCTGTGCCGTAGACGGTTTCAGTCTTGGCCAGGACGGCCTTGCGCTCAAAGCGGATACCCATGGTGTCTTACTCCTTCGTCGGGGCGGGCGTGGCGGAAGGCGGCTCCTCCGCAGGCTCGCCTGCCGGCGGCGCGGGCTTCGTCCGCTCGACCTGGTCGAGCTTGCCGTTCGACTGGCGCACATAGCTGCCGCCTTCGGTCGGGTAGGTTTCGGGCGTCGGGGCCTTGGCCATCGTCAGGTCCTTTCGGTGTGGTCGCGTTTGAAGACGTACTGGTAGGCAAGGTGCGTCGGCCGCGGCTCCAGAAGCTGGCCGCTCACCAACTGCAGCTCGCCGTCCTCGGGATCGGGCTGCCAGCCGAGCAGCGCGGCCTTCAGCGCAGCGGCAGGCGCCTCGAAAGGGTCGTGCACGTTGGCACCGATCGCGGCGCGCACGGCGACCATCAGGATCAGCGCGACCTGCTGCGGCCCCGTCTGCCGCACCGCGCCCAGGAGGTTGTTCTCGCCGTAGCTCTCCGAGTAGGCGAGCACGAACACGGCCGGCATCTTGTCGACCGGCGGCGTGACCAGGCTCTGCCCGAACTCGCGGGCGCCGGCGACATACTTGAAGGCGGCGTTGCCCTGCAGGAGCGTGACGATCAGCGACGCGAGGCTGCTCATGGCGCGGCCCCGGTCTTGGCCTCGATGAAGCCTTCGAGGATCTCGGCAAAGTTCACATAGTCGCCGTCTTCGATACCGAGGAAGGGCCGCGCCGGGAGCACGATGACACGGCCGCCGGCTGCGCCTTCCGGCAACACGAGCGGCACGGCGTGTGCGCCGGCCTGCTGGATGGTCGCGCCGAACTGATGCGCGGCGGCATATTCGACGTTCGTGCCGACCTCGACCGTGTCGCCGTCGACCTGGTGCGTGATCGAGCCCTTGAGGCGCGCACTCTCCACCAGCGTCTTCAAGGGCGTCTTGCCCTTGTGCGCCAGCACGCGCTGGCTCGGCTTCCACGGCGTGCCGTCCGGCGCTTTGCTCGTTTCGAAGCGGTTCCTGGTCGACGTTTCCCAGGCGGCGCCGATCGCCTCCATCGCCTCGCGGCGATCGCCGTCGACGGCGTCGAGCCGGCGCACCAGCTCGGCGATCGGCGAAGGGTCGATGATCAGGCTGGCGGTGGGCATCAGAAGCCCTTCAGGCTGTCGCTGGTGAAGAACGGCGCATCGCCCGCGCTCTCCACCTCGAGCGCGCCCGCCGGCTCGGAGCTGGTGGCCGGCGCACAGGTGAGCTGCACCTTGCCCTCGGCGATCAGCTCCAGCTGGCGGCGGGCTGCCTTGTCGGCCGACAACACGCTTTCCGGTACTTCCGTCGCGTCGCCATAGGCATTGCGCCGCGCGAGATCTCCGACAATGACGGCGATCGCCGGGTCGACCGGCGAGAGCGGCAGCGCGTAACGGCCACGCACGAACAGATCCACGACCGCCTCCGCATCGGCAATCGCGTGCGCGAGCACCGGCTCATCCGCGACGCCGTCACTATCTCGATCGGCGATCATCGCGAGCTGAGCCGCGCCAAAGCGGGCGACGAGGTCGGAGGTGGTCAGGTAAGCCATCAGCCGATGCTCACCTCCGGCGGCGTCCAGCTATCGGACAGCACGCCATCGACACCGGCAGCGGCACACTCGGGCGGCTCCTCCACCGGAACCTGACCACGGCCATCGCCGTAGTCCCACGTGAAGGTCGGCTCCAGCGCCGATACCACCCATTGCCCGTAGGCGTCCTCGACCACTTCGGTGAAGAGTTCCGGCGCGCCGGGCCAATATGTGTTGCAGGCCGCTGCATAGCTGTCGGCCGACGCCCGCTTGGTCGTGGGGAAGATGCGCTTCTTGTTCGGCATCAGACAACAATCCTTCGGTTGCAGTAGTCGTACATGAAGGCGGCATCGCGGGCCGACGTGAGCGGCGTAACCCAGATGCCGCTGAAGTCGCCGGCCCCGAAGGACACCGTGTTGATGGAGTGGCAGAACAGGCGCAGCAGCGTGTTGCCGATGTTCGGAACTGCCGCGACAGGCGTTCCGGCAACGCCGTCAACATCGACTCGGATCGATGTTCCGTCGACCACGGCCCGCACCACATGTCGGCCCGAGAAGTCGACGACGGTATTGTGCGCCAGTGCCGTCGCGGTGCCGGTGCCAACGAACAGCCGCGCCCGGTTCACACCGCTGACGACTCCTCGATAGACACCGCAATGGAAGTTGTTGCCGCCGCCGCCCCAGGCGATTGCGCACCGATCGCCTGTGTCGGCGACGAGCTTGGTCTGGTTCCAGATGACCCAGATCTCGAAGGGCGTAGCGCCTGTCGGGAAACCGGCAGGAATGCCGGTGTGGGTGAGCTGATCATCGACGCCATCCGGCGTGACGATCTGCTGGCTATTGAAAGGCGAGAAGCCGAAGACCGGACGCGAAGCGCCGAGGGCCTGCGCCGGCGCGAGGCCATTGACCAGGCTTGACCAGGTCGCAACGGCGCCACCCGAAAGCTGCAGCGAGTTCGCCTGGTACGGATCGAACGCGGCATAGGGACCGCCGAGAATGCTGGCAGGAGACCATTGCTGCCGCGCCACGCCGAGCCGGTTGATGCGGTTGATACCGACGAGCTGCACGACGGGCCTAGTTGAATTCCTGAACGTCGACGCTGGCAGCGATGCTGCCGGCGAGGACGCCCAGATAGGTGGCCTTGGCCTTGTCGGCCCCGGTGCCGTCCTTGCCTTCCAGCGACATGAAGAACCAGCCGTCCTCGACCGCCAAGGCGAAGTCGGCAGTTGTGGGCGTGACGCCGGAAGCGCCCAGCCTCAGTCGCACTTTCTCCGACGAACGCACGCGCACACCGATCGCGACCGTGAACGCCTTGAACGCCGTCGCGTTCTGGCCGACCGCCCCGCTGGCCGGCGCAATCGTCTGGCATCCCGCGTCGAGCGGATGCAGGACCTGGACAGAGCGGCCGGTGCTGTCTTTCGCGAGCATGCGCTACTCCAGCTCCACGATGTCGACGCTGACATTCGCCGTCTCGGCGAAGATGCTGACGTGCGTGGCGGTCTTCTTGTCAGCGCCGGTCTTTCCAGCCAGCGAGAAGATCATCCAGCCGTCGTCGAACGTGATCGGGAAGTCGGTGACCACCGCGGCGACGTTGCCCGCGCCGAGACGGAAATGCCCGATGCCGCCGGTCGACCGCACCCGCACTCCCACCACACAGGCACGACCCGGCGCCATCAGCGCCACCACCGCCGCATTGCCGGCGGTCGGCGTCAGACGTTGCAGTGTCCCGTCGATCGGCTGCAGAGCCTGAACGACGTTGTTGTTGGCATCGCGCGCGAGGGCCATCGTTAGATCCTGTCCCCGTAGCCGACGCCGATCGGCTGCGAAGGCGGCGAAACCACACCGGGCCAGGAGTAGGTGCCCGGCCCCATGCCGACTGCGCGCGACGTGACCCATTCAGTGTCGCGTCCGTCCAGGAACACCTGCAGGTTCACGTAGCTTGTCGGCGCATCGCCATGCACGCGGACGATCATCGCCGGATAGACCTGGCCGACCTCGACGCGGTTGCCGACATCCGGGCCGTTGATCGAGTGGGCGCGGCGTTCCACGATGTTCGCGACATCGCTTTCGCCGAGCGTGTAGTGGACGATGCGTCCGATGGTGGGCTTCAAGGTCAGCCCTCCGCCTTCTCGCGTTCGACCTGGACGGAGAAGTGCGGATCTTCCTCCAGGCACACGATCATGGCCTCGACCAGCTCGGACTCGCGCGCGGCGAGCTCGTCGCCCTCGATGATCGTCTCGCCGGCCGGCCAGTACATGTCCCAGCCCGGCGGCCCACGCCACAGCGGCGCCTTCGCGACGACGGTCAGCTTGATCGCACGGGCGACCTGATCGCCCTCGGCTTGTATGCCATCGCCCGCATCGCCTTTCGGCCTCTTCGCCATCGTCGTCTCTCCTGGTTGATCGTTTCGGAAACCTCGCACCAGGGCGGGGCTTGCGAAGCGGGCGGCGCCAACCAGTCCCGAAGGCGCCGCCCAGAGGGCTCCGATAAGCTGGAGCCCCTTCTCGGGCCTGCTAGATCAGGTACGGCGTGATCAGCGTGTCGACCGCCTTGAACAGCGGGTTGCCGCCGCCAGCGGCGAGGGTCGCCGTGTTGAACAGCTCGTCGGCCGCGTCGCGATGAGCCGGCTCGCCGACGAACGTGTCGAAGGTGAGGCCCAGTGCCTTGCCGTGGTCGCCGAGGAGCCGCTCGCCCATCTGGCGCAGCGCCTTGAAGTTCGTGGCGTCGAGGGTGGCCTTGGAGCCCAGCGCGAACTGCCAGAAGCCGAAGCCAGCGTTTGCACGGCCATCGACGCCGTAAAGCAGCTCGTCGCGCATGAAGACGTTGGGATCGGTCGGCTTGGTCAACTCGACATAGTCGAACTTCTCGCGCTCCTGGTAGATCAGCGGCTTGAGGGGCCGCTTGGTGCAGAGCAGGAACCAGGGCGTGCCGGCGCCGGCCTGATAGTTGCTCTGCGTCGCGGTCGTGCCGTCCGCCTTCATGTACGGATGGTTCGCGTCGAAGAACGGTTGGCCGTCGTAGCCCTTGGCCGTGAAGCCCGACTTCAGCAGGTCGTACACCAGGCGGTTCGGGAAGCGTGCGGCCTCATCGCCCAGGAACTTGAAGCGCGGCGCGTAGATCCCGACGCGATCGTCGTTGATGTCGTCGCCCTTCACGCCGACCGTCAGTTCGAACTTGCGATTGCGGATCTTGTAGCCTTCGTCCGCCAGCTGGTTGATGACGCGATCGCCGAACCACTCCCGGATCATCGGGATGTCCTTCAGCCAGCCATACTCCTCTTCGCGGTTCTCCGAGGGCACGAGCGTGGCGATGCGGCTCCACGTGCTTTCGGCGTGGGCGGCGGCGAAGCCTTCCTTGAAGGCGGACTTGAAGCCGATGTTGATGGTGACGAGCTTGCCGCTCGAGACGCGGATCATGTGAGTGTCTTTCGCTGTGGGTTACGAGAGGCTTCGCCGATCGCGATCAGACGAAGAGGACGTGAACGCCGAACGAGTCGACATCCATGATCTTGCCGGCGACGGGCCGGGTGCTGCTGCCGTTGGTCTTGGCGACCGTGCAGTCGTCGACGACGTAGCAATCGTTGCCGATGTCCGCGATCGTGATCAGGTCGCCGGACGTCGAGTTGGCGAACACGCCGATGATGTTGCGGCGGACGCGGGCCTTGATGTCGCCGCTGGCGCCGGCCGTGTTGTCGGACGAATGCTTGGCGATGCCGAGCGTCTTGTTGGCGACAGTGGCCGTCGCCGGCACCGCGAAACCGGTGGCATTCTTCTGGACCATCGTCCCGCCGTAGATCTTCGCGCCGGCAAAAACGTCGGGCGACAGTTCGTCGCCTTCGCGGATGCGCGTCGGACGATCGGCAACAGCAGCAGTCATCGTGAGTTCTCCCTTAGGGTCGTTGGGTCAGTGGCGGGTCAGGTCGCCGCGCTCTCGTTGAACGTGTCGACGTAGGTCTGATGCTGAACGCCCATGCGATCGGCCTCGGCCTTGTGCTCGGCCGACATGGTCGCGACCGTCAGCTTGCCGTCGCCTTGGGGCGAGCCACCGCCTCCGCTGCCGGGTGCGACGATCACGGGCGCGTGCTCAAGGAACGCGCTGAGCTGCGCATGATCGAGAGTAGTGGCGAACTCCTTCGCCATGGCAGGCGTGAGCTTGCCAGCCTTCGAGCCCTCTTCGATCAGCCTCGTCTTCGCGTCCGCGGTCAGCGTTGCCAGGCGGCCGGCGACATCGTCGTAGACGCTGCGGGCGATGTACTTCGTGGGATCCACACCCTTGGCGCGGATGGCGGCCAGGATCGCATCGGCCGACGCGTCGGCGCCGAGACTGGCGGCGGCGCTCAAGGTGGCGAGCTTCGTCTCCAGCGGCTTGGCGAGCCCGGCGGCGACCTGGTCGGCCGTCATCGCCGACAGCGCGGCGACCTCGACACCGCACAGCTTCGCGAGCGCGGCGCACAGGGTGGCGAGGCCGGTCGCGTGCTTGACGGCATCGTCTTCGGGGGTCGTAGCGGCAAGGCCGAAGGCGGCCAGCATCTTCTGCAGCAAGTTCACGGAGTGCTCCTGGTTGGGGTGTGCAGAGAAAAGCGCGGTGGCGGTGTCGAGCGCCGGGTGATTGACCAGCGACGCGCGCGGAACGAACTGCACGACGTTCTTGTCGTCGTAGGCGATGGCGGCCGAGAGATAGCGATACTCCCGCGCCTTGATCTTGCTGAGGGCGGCCGGCACCCATTCGACGCGCGCCCAGATGCCGGGCGTGCCATCGGGACCGGTCGCAGACAGTTCCTTGATCCAGCCCGCGGCCGGCGCCGGCTGACCGTTTTTCGCGGCGCGATCGAATTGGTGCTCGTAGTCGACCAGGAGGTCGATGCTGCCTTTGTAGGCGTTCGAGAGCTGGACGATGCGGGCCGGGTCGTCGACCGTGAAGGACCGGCCGTCGCGCGCCTTGTTCACGCCAGGCGCCATGAACCGCACCCATTCGGGCGGCTCGGACGCGCCCGCCACCAGCAGCTCGATCGGCCCGAACGGCGTAGCCTGCCCGGCGCTTGAGGCGTCGAGCAGGGCCACCGTGAGCGGGCTACATCCGAGCCTCCCGGGAAGGGCAGTCGCGAATTTCTTGACGCGGTCCATCATGCCGGTGGACGCTAGGGCGGCCCGGAGAAACCAGTCAGGGAGACCGGGTCTCCCCGGCAGCGCCGCCCCTAGCAGACACCGAGCCCACCCCTCGATCAC